GATGGGATATCGCCGGTAACCGTCGTCGCCGTTCCGCGCGACGCGATCGGCTGGTCCGCGATGGCGTTCTGAATCTGTTCGTTAGTCCAGTTGGTAACCCCGGCCTCGCGCAGCGCCTCATAGTACGCCGTAGCGGGCAGATAACCGGCGTTAATGTCGGATACCCATGCGGCGCGATCCTGCGCGGTCATCGACTTGAGGAAGAATTCCATATTCAGCTTAAACTCGATCTCCGATCCGTCAACGTTAAGCATATCGGCAACCCATTTAAGAGCGCTGGTGTACGCCTGGCTAACGTTACGCGCGATAGTAGCCATAACCGATGTATCCGCACCACGCTGGATGCGGGCGGCCTCCGCAGTTACCTGCACCGTCGGCATGATCAGCTGGGCTCCGATCTGCACGGCCTGCTGTTCCTTGTCCAGCATGTTCTGCTTGGCGAGGTTATTTTCCGCTGCCTGGATTAAATCCGCGGTACCGCCGGCACCGATATTATGCCCTGTACGAGAGCCCATCTTAACACCGTTGGGGTTAGCCGCTTTGTATTGATCCGCGCTAAAATTCTCGCCCGGGCTAATGAACAGGGTCGGCTGGCCGACAACAAAACTTGACTCTTCGTTATCCGCGCTGTTCCGGAAGTGTCCGATGTTCAGTTCCGCAAGCGGCAGCATTGGTGGGTCGTCGGGCGTATGATCGTTATTCGTTGCCCCGATAAAGGTAAACGGGATCATGCCTTTCAGATTGTCGCCGAGTTGTGGGTAAATGGTCTCTACTGGCTCCGCGTCGCCGCCTTCTGCTTTGAATTTATACAGCCGCTGCCGGTAGTTATTTTCGCTATCAATGTCGAGGACACGATATTGCTCTCCATACTGGATGTCGAACTCGTCGCCGGGAGATGAATACTCCCATACCTCGCGCAGTACGATCAGCGACACCCGGTTTACCGACCCTACCCGGGTCAGACGCCAGTTAACGATATTTTCGGCGGTATAGAAAACGATGACCGGGTTTAATAATCCCTCGTTTTGCTCCGCCATAGTCGCCGCGCCTGTCGGCGGGGCGTCCACTAGCAGCCCACCGCGGCCAATGGAATCAATCTCCATAAGCGTGTCCTGGGCGTGCTGCCAAAGACCGACACCGGAGCCGTCGCAATTATCCTTGAGGTATTCAAGTTCTTTCGGGATCGTCTGCTCCGGGTCTTTGCGCATCACGCTTCCGACCATGCCTGATAGCGTCCGCTTAGTGAAGTTGTAGCAGATCGCCCCTTCTTCATACTCACGCTGCCGTAGCTCGCCGTAAGACTTGTCTGCTTCATTCTTGCCTACGTTGCGCAGGTACCGCTTTAGGTCTCCCGCGATTGCATGGCGGACCTTTTCCCATTTCGGGAAATACGCCTTGTAGTCCCGGTGGGTGGTCTTTACGTTCTGCCCCGCACCGGCGGTAATATTTTCGCTGATCATAGTGTCCTCGTCTTAAAGCGGGAAATAAACCGGGATATTGATAACAGGCTTCACGATCGGCATCTCGTATGCAATCGGGTAGCCAGTGGCGTCGTTCTGGTGGTCGTTGTTCCCTGATTTATCAGGTACACCATTTTTATCATAGGCCTGCTGCTCTAAGCATCTAGCGGTAACAGGACACGCTTGCTCGTTTATCAGGAGCCTACCAGATTCAAAGGCTTTATTCACGGATGCTACCCGGTCTTTTACCGCAGGGTTGGCCACATTCGCGCGCACTTCAAATCTTGCTTGTTCCAGCTGGGCAATATCCGATCTCGATGCATCCTGTGATTTTCGGTTCTTTCCGCTGGCGTCGGGATACATGACAATATGGTGGCCGGCATTCTGCCAGCGCTCCTTGATCGTGCGCACTATGTCAGGGGTGTCGAACATATCCACCAGTTCCGCCACCGCGTGCCATACGTGGCCGCGCTGCACGTAGACTGTAGAGGCCATATGCCCTACGTTAAAGTCCTGGCCTATGTACAGCGTTTCGCCGGGCTGGATAGTCTCGCGGCTACTGCACTTGTTGCGCTTATACGCATAGTAAACGGTTCCGGAAGTCAGGTTGACGAATTCACCGTTAATGTAGGCCTCTATCAGCTGCTCCGGGTAGGTGGCCCGCAACGATTCTACGTAATCCTCTGGCAAAAACGGATTGGATAGGGTGGAGGCCTGAATCATGTCATAACCCGGCATCTTGTTAACCACCCAGCGATCGTGAACGAACCGGAAACCTTCCGGCGTGGTGAATATCGAGACGGTGTTAATTGGCTTCGGTGACGACGCTACATAGGTATCGGGCCGTTGGCGATTACGCGCGATAATCTTATTCCAGGCGTCGGCAGCATGTTCCATTTTAAGGGTGTCCAGTTCGTCGACCTTGGCCCGAAAAGATTCATACCCCACTATGCGCGCCGGGTTATCGAGGGTACGCAATACAAAATCCCCCAGCTGCCGGTTGCTGGTGTAAATGATGTTGTCGGATTTATTGTAGCGGTATCGGACGCCCCATTCCTGCAGCTTTTCCTCCATGCGTGGGGCCAGAATAAGGCGCACCAGGTCATAGGTCGGTTCGTACATGGCAATCATCGACGACGCACCGCCTTCCAGGCTGTCAAGCAACGCAGAATTGCACATCACCTCGGATTTACCCGTGCCGAAGCCCGCCACGAAAGCCGGGAATTTACAATGCATGTTGAGGAATGCCGCCTGCGGCTCAGTCGCCTTTATGCTTATTTGCACCGACGACCTCCACGACGACTTTCTGGATAGGCTGATCTTCTTTCGGGTCTTCGACCGCCGGCTCGCGCATACCATGGTTGCATTTCAGGATGAAGGCCGCGCCGTTACCGCCTACACCGGCGGCGGACAGCTCCATGAGGAAAGCTTTCTGCAGCGATTCGGCGTCGGCGTATGCGCGGTCCCATTCCGGCCAGTGCTCGCGCCAGTTGCGCAGCGTGTCACGGTTGACTCCGATCGACGCGGCGAAGCGCTCGAACGTCGGCAGCTTGCTTTGCGGGATCACCTGCGCGGTGCCTTTATCCGTGTAGTGGATAATCCACGACGCCGGCTCGGAGAAATAGCGCAGCAGTGCGCCGCAGTATTCCGGGCGGTAGTCGGTCGGTTTATCGTTGCCGCCGATGTCGTGCGGAAAGCGCTCGCCTTTCTTCCGTTTCGGCGGTACTCCCCTTAGATGTTTCGGCTTCGGCTTTAGATTCATATAACCCCCATTATGCTTGCGTACCATACGCGCGCACCAGCGGCCCCCAGGGCCACGTTAAGGGGATTATATAGCGGTGGTGAGGATTAGGCAAAAGAAGCCCGCACGGAGGCGGGCAGGTTGGTTATTTTGCTGGGCAAGATGGTTTAGGCATCCAATGTGTTACGTCTTCCAGCACTACACGATCGAAGGGGTCGTATCCGTCTTCCGAGAATCCGTCTTCCGAAAAATACAAAACACGGTCGACTACACATACGCCATTTAGGCAAATGATAACGTCCTCGCCATTATCAGGAAGCCGCTCGCTTACCGGAATCCATCCCTGGTTTTTCGACAGGGAATTGCCAACCTGGTTTATGGCGCCTTCGTAGGCTTCTTTCATAGCATCGCGCACCCATCCTTGCGGTTTTTGGTTTGTTTTAACACACCATTCATCAAACGTAAGAACCGGCGCTGGCTGCGCATGTGGGTAAAGCTTCGTTCCTGGCTCCAGCGGACATAGCATCCTGATGGATGGGCCAAGAGCGGCGCATATCCCTACATTCGTCACCTGATACACCTCCGCAACCGGCTCGGCCTCCATCGTCGCCAGAAGCATCTTATACGCGGCAAGGGTGTAATCCTCTTTCAGCGACCTCGCGCCAGATTCCAGCTCGGCGATACGGGCGGCGAGTGATTCTTTAGTAACGGTAGTTGTCATAATGCCCGCTCCTTCCCACACTTCATGCACTGCAAAACTGGCACGTCATGCTCGTCGAAAAACTCCATGTATTCATGCGCGCACTTATTCAGGTTGCTCCGGTTCACCAGCTCGCGGCGGTGCTCCTGGGCTACGATTAGCGCCGCCTCCAGTTCTGCGATCTTGGCGTCGGCCTTCTTTATTTGCTCGTCGATTGTCATTGCGATTTTTCCTCTGCGAAATAGGCCAGCGCCAGGAGAAAGGCGCGCTGGGACTGCGGGTTTTTAAGCAGGCCGAAGCGGTGGCGGATGGTCGCCAGGTGCCGATCGAACGAATCGCGGCACCCCTCCTCGTCGGCCATCTGCACAACGGCAACGAGTAACGCTTCGTGCTCCTCCTGCAATTCCTCCTCGCTGTACAGCACATCGTCAGCTGCCGTTATCGGCTCGTATTCTTGGACTACGGAAAACTCGGCATCTTCCAGGCGCTCGGTACGGTAGCCGCCGTTATGCGTCTCTACGACCCACGACCAAACACCAAAGGCCCCACCACTATCGTCTGTTACGCGCATGTTTTCGTCTACTTCGTATTCACGGCCGACGGTGAACCAGGATACTTTTGACGCGGTGCAAATCAGTTTCATTTAGAACCACCTTTTTTCAGCAGTTCGCCACACTCACGGCAATATTTATCCCACGCATCTGCCTGTCGGTGTTGGCATTTGGATGTATCCCACCCGCATATGCCGCAAATGCTGTTACTTTTACCATCGTAAACACGCCCGCCATCGTGTTTACAATATGCCTGGAAACGGCGCTCCAGGTCTTCATATGTTGGTTTTACTAATTCATTAGCCATTCCGATTGCTCCTGTGTAGTTGACGATATGAGTATAATCATATTGCAACCAACATTGCAAGTAGCGCGCAAAGAAAAAGCCCCAGCTGTTAAGCCAGGGCTTTCGGACCGTCAGGAGCAAATCAATCGTGTGCAATGAGACTATAGCACTACTTCACGGCCCTGCCAATAGCCTCGGCCTCGGCTGCCGATTTGCCGTTGAACAGCGCAAGACGTCCGGTTGCGCGCCGGCGTAGCCCCAGCATCACCTTACCGCCCTGATAGATGAATTGCGGCAACTTGGCGCGCAGCGTCGCGATGTCGCCACGGCGCAGCGCCTTGCCGGTGCCCGTATCGGCGCCGATCACTTTCGGCCCGGCATTGAATACCAGGTCCACCATAGCGTCGAAGTATGGGCCAGTGACCAGCGGATGCGCCACCGCGTCGACCTGGCGCTCGGCCTCTGCCATATCCTGGCGCAGTAACGCCAGTGCATTCGGTTCGGTGATGCTCGCCGGCGCCTGGGCTCGCGTACCTGTATGGCCGTAACCCCAGGTCAGGATCCCGCGGGCCTTTTCTTTGGCGGTTGCGTAATACGGCACAGGTTTAAACGTCTCCCAGCGCCGGGCGAATTCAACGGCGTTATCGCTGACTGTTCTTCGCATGGATCAATCTCCGATACTTGATGTAGCGCACCGACTTAACGCAGGCGCTGCGCAGAAATGAAAGGGTGACCAGCACAAGGAGTGTTGACCAGATGAATAACGGCGCGCTGCCGTCTTTGTAGATATGAATCAGCCCGGCGCCGCAGGTGAGAAACAGGCCCATGAACACCAGGCGGCCCAGCAGGCCGTCGTCGACCCAGTGGGCGTAAATGTTAAACAGCGCGGTTGCGGCGATAACGGAAAGGCAGAAGGCACTAAGCATGGCTATTTACCCCACGGTAGTTTAAAGCTGCTCGCCGCCACTTCCAGGGCCTCAAAGAATTTCCACCAGAAGGCGCCGATCACGAAAGGCACCAGGTATTGCCCGTCGGTGTCCGCCAGCTCGAAATAGCGGATCCCAAACGGTGAGAAGTAAACGGCACAAGCGGCACCGGCGGCCAGGTGTGCGCAGCGCTTCCACAACGGTAGCTGCTCTGCTTTCTTCACCTGGGCCACGATGCCGCCGCATACGGCAGCGACGACAAGCCAGAAATATCTGTCCATCAAAAAGGACCCCCGAATGAATAGTATTCGGGGGCAGTATAGGGCGATTTAGGATTAATCTGCAAATTACCAGTTTGTGTAAAGGCGACGTGACGGTTTATTTGGGATATCGCTGTACCCACGTTTACGCCACAACATATAAATCCTGCGGGCGATCACTGCGCGGGCCTTTGACGAGAATAATCCGATCACTATCTTCTTCGTTCCGTCGTAAAAATACGCGTCCCATCCCCAGCTTCTCCCGCAGAATGATACGCCTGGCACGTGATCACCATGGCGCATCCGGCGCGCTTTAACCGGCGGCTTAGTCCTGGCGAATGTGCGCGGCTCCGGCTGTTTTATATTCGGTGCCTCCTTCGGCTCGCTGGGCCTTGGCGCCCGGCGCGCTTTCGGTGGAGGGTTTGCGATCTCCTCCGCGCGTTTCAGGATATCTGTTGCAAGACTCATAAGTAGCCCCCGCACTCGTCGCAAGTCGCTACGTCACGGAATGTTACTGTGCCACAATCCCCACATTTACGGCCGCTGGGCGGCAGCTGTTCCCCAACTCCAGTACGCGAACGTAGCCCACACAAACGGCAGCGGCAAAGGGTGGCTAGTACGCCGGTCCCTTTATCCTTAGACATTCCATATGCGACCCACTCATGCGGACAGGCTTTCGCCCCGGCTGCTCTTTCCAGCTCGGCGATCAGCCGGTTGATGTACCATTGCGCCTTCTTCACGTCCTCCAGGCCGTTCTTCGCCTCATAGCGCCAGAGGTATTTGATGATGTTTGAGGTACATACGGCTTCTGCACCAGATTTATTTACGGTAGCGGCTTCCATCGCGTCGATGCATTCCACGCTGCCGTTATTGTAATGCGACGGGTGGTTTACGTTGTTGGTCATTTACTTGGCCTCCACCTTGATGCCAGCGGCGATGATAGCATCGTGCACGTCGTCGCGGGCATAATAATCACCGTTATGGTCGTAATGGGCATGAGCGCTACAATAAGAGCCTCCCTCAATGCTCATCGCCATAGGAAGATTAACGGTGCGGGACTCCAGATCGGCGATGCGCGCCTGCAGCTCGGCACGCGTTGCGGTGAATACGTTGAATTCGGCCATCATTTATCCTTACTAATTCGTTTCGGTGAACAATACGCGCGGATCTGCGCGTCAGGGCGCTGGCCTTCGAACAGCACCAGCGAGTTTTCTGCTTTACGGGCGGCCGCCTGGCACGCCTCCAGCGTATAGAACGTCTCGGTAGTGGGCGGGGCCAGCACGCCCTGCGCCAGCACCCATATAAACAGGACCGATGTCATTCGCAAACGTCCTCCACACGGCCGCACCGGATGCACTCCCGGAACTCCGGCTCGCCCAGATGCTGCTGCCAGAGGTGATCGCATTCCGCGGGCCGGGTGTCGCCGCATTTTGAGCAAATATCGTCGTAACCTACACCATTGAATTCGGATTGGTAGTCGTGATCGCATTTCCCTACTTTAGAACTAGGCGATCCGTCTCGGCATTTAACACAGTGTATGTCCCCGGTTCCTGGGCTACGAAACCATTGGTGATCGCATTCCTGGTGCGCGGCTGCCGCGGTGCGCTCCTCGACCGCCTGAATAACGGATATGCGGACGCGGTCCGACGGCAGCGCTTGTACGTGGCCGTTAGCGTTGACCCGGATAAACGCCAGGCCGGTGACCTGTGCTTCGCGTAACGCCTCGGCGAACGCGTTCAATACTTCATGCTCACAGTTCATAATCAGCAATCCTCTTTGCGGCAGCCGAGTTGCTCGAGCATGTCACTAGTCATCCCGCCAAGCCATCTTCTGAATGCACGCTTATTCGCCAGATGCAACTTAGACGCCATATCGTCTATATCGTCGCGCAGGTCTTTATTCTGGCGACGCAGTTCTTTGTTGTCGCGCCGAAGATTCTGTATCAGGTTATGCGTTTCACGGGCTGTTTTACGCTCTAGGTAATTGTTGCCGACTAAAGTTATCTGTCTGTGCCCTATTGGCTTGGCGCGTTTGCTATCACCTATTTTCCTGAATAATGGCGGATACCCTTTTACGCAGCTCACGCACACATAAAGTACGCCTGTTCTCATACTGCGCCACACTTGGCCTTTCTTGAACATAGTATTTGCTCCTCTCGTTTCGGTCCTCTGAGTATATGTCTAAATCAATGTTGGTTGCAATACTGAACAGCAAAAATAAGGGTCGGCGTAACTGGTATGGTAGTCTACTAGCCTACTTGCGTGCGTGGGGCGCGGAATTCGCTAGGACTAATCTTAATAGCGACCACCAACCCGTTACTCTCTTTTGGTTGCTTTTCTCTTCGCAACCAATTTCGATTTACTAAGGCGTTTTGTCTCCCGGGATTTCATGCTGCTAATATATCGAGTTAACCAAACCTCGACACCCAATCCGCACTGTTCAGCCCTCTGTGAAATGTATTCGTATGCTTTGTCTGACACTGTTATTTGTTTCATATTCCCGCCTCTCGATACTCGCTGCCGTGATATTTACATTCTGGCTATTGCAAACTCGCAAAAAATATGATACGATCACTGCGTTCTCTTGGCGACGCCCGCCAAAGGGCAGCTCGCCTGAGACGCAATAACGTGATCGACTCACTTTGCGAAACAAAATCCCTCCATAAATCAATCACTTACCTACCGACTCGCAATCCATTTTTGCGAAAACCAACAAAAACACCCTAAGTCATTGAAAACGTTACTCGCAATTTCATTCGCAAAATTTTGCGAGTCTTGCGAGTCGATTCGCATTACTCGCAACACGTATTATTTTACGAGTTTAAGTCCTCATCACTTGCAACCAATTCCGGCGGGTCAAAGTCGTTCACACCAGTCGGCAGCCTGTATTGTTGGTTGTAAACTTCGCCGGTATCAGGGTTGCGTCCATGCACTAAAACCCGTCGTCGCACTAATTCCTCCAGCACTTTTTTATAGTTGCCGCTGGTGAACTTGTTTCCGCCGGCGGTGCCGATCGCATACGGTGAGTACCCCTCGGGCTTGTCCTCCAGCAGTTCGAGTTGGGCGACCATCACCTCTTCGGCCTTGTTCTTCGGCCCTGCTCCGCCGGAGGTTTTCACAACCTCCCGGGCTACTTCGGCAGCTGGCGATTCGAACGGCGCCAGGGCGACCGGTACCAGGTACAGCGTTTCATCGCGTGGCGACATCTCCAGCGGTTTCGGCGTCCAGCCGGACAGCTGATCGGAAAAGTCCGGGCCGGCGGCGGTGGACAGATACGCGTCGACGCGGTCGGCGTGCGCCTGGGGGACGTCGATTTTACATTTCAGCAGGACGAAGCCGCGCGGCGACTGTTTGATGCCGTTACGCGCTTTTTCGTGATAGAGATTGATCTGGTGTGGCTTGGTCTCGTCCGGCTGCTCGATGAAGAAGGCGTAATCCACGGCCCCATGTAGCGCGCCAGAGCCGCGGGCGGTACGCTGGCCTGAGGATGACTTCGCCGGGTGGTGGATAACGCCGGCGCTGCCGCCGGTGGTCTCGGATATCTGTTTCAGCGCGCGGACGATTTCCCCCATATCGGTTGGCGAGTTCTCGTCGAACGGCTTTTTAGCCGTGCTGCGCATGGCGACGGTCTGGTTAAGCGAGTCGAAAGCCACCAGGCCGACTGGCGAATCGCCGGCCGCGTCGCGGATAATTTTGCATACCTCTTTCACGCCGCGCGCGTCGGTGATGTCGATCCCCTTATCCTGCAGGTCGATGATATGCAGCCAGTCCAGGTCGTCCTGGTACATTTTCTGCAGCGCCTGCTTACGGTGTAGGCTGGTTTCGCCGCCTTCCGCATCGAAATAAAAATTGTGGGCGCGCACGACACGCCGTCCGCCGAACGGGATCCCGGCGGATATTGCCGCCATCTGGCCCAGGACGAAGAACGATTTACCGATGTTCGACTCGCCGGCGGCGTACCAGGTCGATTTGAAGTTAACCAGGCCCTCAATGATGGGGTCACGCTTGGTGAAGAGGGTAACCGGGTCGTCGTCCAGGTCCTCGTCGGTACACTGTCCGGCGGTGGGCCCGTCGAGCGCGGCCATTACCTCGGCCTCATAGACGTGGGTGATCTCCTCTTCCGGTAAATCCGGCAGCAGTTCGGCAATTTGCTTTTTGCTGATATTGTGGGCTTCCGGCAAATACTGGTCCGGCACGCCGCAAAGGCGCAGCAGCATGTGCTGGTGCGTGTTGTGCTTCCTGCAGTGGTCGTGCTGGCACGCGAAGCGCACTTCTGGATGCAGGGCGTCGGGCATCATGATCGCTGTGCTGCCGTCTGTCCCGTCGTTGTCGCTGTGCTGGTAGTGGTTCGGGCACTGTATGGCGAAGCCACGGCCAGAGGATAACGGTTCGAGGCCCATTTCCCAGCACCATGCGGCGATCGCCTGGCTGTTCTCGCTGGCGTTCTCCAGCGCTTCGTCGGTCCAGTTGGTTGAGCCCGATTCGTCCGGCACGTCGAACCGGTGGCGCAGGATGCGGCGGACGCTGGCCGGCGTGGCGCGGTGGTCGAGGGTTTCCGCTTCGATATGCGGGGCGAACATAAGACGGGCGCGCTGGAATGCGGTTTCGTCCATCCCTTTCGCGCCGGTGAGCCCGAGCATATCGATGAATTTGTGCTGGCACGGCCAGATCTCATCCGCCAGCATCGGCCGGTCTGTCGGGATGAGAAAACGCCAGGAGCGCGACTTAACGCCGCCTTTCAGATCGTGCCGGTCGCCGCAGGTGGAGTACGCGAAGAAAGTGTATCCTCCATCCTCCAGCGCGCGACGCACCCGGCGGATCTCTTTGCTGGATACTTTGTCGATATCGATAAACAGCAGGGACCGTGAAATGACGTTGTTGTTATTGCGCTTGTTGCGCTCGAACTCCGCAGCAACATACGGCAACCGGCCTTTCTTTTCTTCGTAGCGATCTTCGGTCTCGCTGCCGTCAATGGATACGCCCAGAACAGGGTCGGCGCCGATCTCCAGCAGGTCGTCGATAAACTCATCCCAGGAGGATTCGAAAGCCTTGGGGCGATTGTCGGTTTTATGCCGGCCGAGAGAATAGGATATTTTTGATTTTAACCGTGGCATTGTTTATATTTACTCCTGGTATTTATGACGCGCTTCTGGTAAAGCCTCTCCGTTTTGGATGAGGCTTATTTTTTATCCGGGGTGCCTTCCCCAAGCGCCAGCCAGCGAGCATCGCACTCAAGCGCATCCGCCAGGCGAAAGATACGCTCCATATTCAGGCTTTTAGTCCGCCCGTTCTGCACAAATGATAAAGCCGACTGCGAGAGACCCCCGCGCATTACGACATCCTGCTGGCGCAGGCCGAGCTGTTTCATCCGCGCATTGACGCGGAGCTGGAAAGGGTTACGGCGTGCTGTTGCCATTATAGGAATCCTCTTAATAGATAGGTTGACGTCTGCAATACTATAGTATCTAACCGCACATAATCAAGCATTCTCTGGTGATTAGCACTAAGTCATTGATTTTACCGGTGCTGCAATTTAATTTGAAAAATCGCTTGCAATCCCGATTTATCTGGACATATTATTACCTCGCCGAAACGCAACCAACTTAACTAAACGAGGATTCACCATGATTGAGAAATTTTACGCACTGCTGGAGCGCTTTGTTATTGCCCTTGAGCTGATCGCGGCTAACAGCCGCCCGGTAACCGGTGCAGGCGGTTCGACCCCGGCCAAAGATAGCGAAGCACAGAACGGCAGCGCGCCAACCAAAACCACCCGCACCCGTAAGGCGCCGGCACCGAAAGAAGAACCGGAAGACGACGAGCCGGAAGAGAAGCCTACCACCAAAAAACGTGGCGGCAAAACCGAAGCGCCGGCCAAAACCACCCGCGGCAAGAAAGGCACCGACAAGCGCGCTGCGATCGGCGAAATGGCTAAAGTGGCTGTAGAAGGCGACGGCCTGGACGATGACGACGCCGACGCGCTGGTGGATAAGTTCGACGACCTGCTGGAAGACTTCGAAGTTAAGAACGTCAAAGAGCTGGACGACGACCAGGTGGACGAATTCCACGACGCGCTGAAAGAGCTGATCGAAGAGTTCTACGACGCTGAATAACTGATCTGCCCCGGCGCGCCGGGGCATTTAACCAGGAGTAAACCGTTATGCGCCTTACCAAAGATATTAAAAACCAGCTGATCACTAACTTGCTGAAACAAGCCCCTCTCGGCCTGCGCGCCATCGCGTGCATGGAAGAGCGCCGCGACGTCGTGGAGACCGCGCGCCTGCTGTGCCTCGCGGCTGAGAAGACAACCGACCTTGAGATCCGCGACTTGCGCGAGAAGATTAAGCGTCAAGGTGCGGCCGTTGATAATAGTTTCGTTAAAGTTCATGCCACGGTCTACGAAGTGGATAAGGATAATTACCATTCATATACCATAGATTTTGCCGTAGGTGGGGAGGTTCAATGCCGAATGTTGGATGGCTTCGACCGCTACTATCAGCCAGGGATCGGGCGTCGTGCGCTTCATGATGGCGAATATTTTGGCTGGTGGCTGTATGAGCTGGCGGAGTTTGAAGACGTAGGCTACTTCCTGCCGCGTGAGCGTGTCTTGCTCGAGGCCGACCCGGCATTGCAGGCGCGTATCGCGAAAGTGGATGCGGAGTATCGGGATCTGTTCTCGGAAGTTGTAGCATGGCGCGCGACCATGCGCTCAAATCTGGCGGCGGTGAATACCTCCGAGAAGCTGCGCGAGGTGTGGCCCGATGCGTTCCCATTCCTGCCGCCGGAAGCCAAGAAGGAGACCGCCGTCGCGCTGTCACCTGAAACCCTTAACGCTTTATGTGGGCTGCCGAAATGAAATACACCCTTATGAAAGGCCGCGACTCCCGCGACAACGTGATCGCCTTCTGGCTCCTGCGCACCGACGGCGAGACGAAAGAATGCGCATATCTTGGCAAATGCCCGCCGCCGGGCAAACTTGGCGCACAGGCCGCCCGCATTAAGCAGGTGACCATGGTTAAGCCAGATTTTTATGTCTTTGAAGATCAGTCGATGTTCGCGCTTCACTGCGACTATGCGTCGGCATCACTGGTCGCAACCTGGGAGACCGTGTAATGTGGCTCTTTCGCGCTCTGCTAAATCGTAAAAAATACAAATCGCTGTCATGGTGGGAAAATTTCATGGGCGGCCATATCAGTTTCGGCCCGCTAACCGTTTACGGTGAAAACGCCATGCACTGGGCGGTAAATATTCGTACAAAGCGTTGGGGCTACGTGTGTTTTCGTCTCCCTTTACGCTGTTTTGGAAAATGGTGGCCTCTATATTTTTACGTGTCGCCGAACGGCACGCCACGGGCCGCCACATTTAAAATGGGAGACACCAAATGACCAATGCAAGCGGCAGCAATCACGAACACGCCTTGCTGTCTCCGTCCGGGTCAAAGAAATGGCTGGGGTGCTCTGCATCCCTGCTGTGCGAGAAGGACATCCCGAACGAAAGCGGCCAGGCGGCCATTAACGGGACCGCGATGCACGCGGTATCAGAGGACCTTTTAAACCGGCACATTAAAGGCGAGACCGCTGTTACAGCGGCGCATTACAAGGGCGTCTACGTCCTGAATGAGGGCAAAGGCCCTATTAAGGCGGTGGCCGGCAAGCCGCCCGCCGGCGCGGTACTCATCAACGATGAATTCGTGACCATGGTCGAGCGCTACACCGATTATGCGCTCGGGATCATCTCATCCGCTGAGTACGTTAAGATCGAGATGCGGGCCGAGCTTACCAAGTTGCTGCATCCGGACTACTGCGGGTCAACGCTGGAAAGTGAGCCTGACAAGCCCGTTAAAACCTTCGGTACTGCGGACCTGGTTGCCGTTATCCCGCGCACAGACGGGTCGTTTATGCTACTGGTTGGCGACCTGAAAACCGGGCGCCACGCGGTCGAAGCGAAAGAGAACAAACAGCTTATGCTGTACGCGCTGGCTATCCTGTCGAAGCTGCGGCGCCTGTATAACATTACGCTGGTGCGCCTGGCGATATTCCAGCCGTATTGCGGCGGCCCGTCAGAGTGGGATATTACGCCGGAAGGACTGGACATCTTCCGCAAGTTCGCAAGTAAGCGCGCAATTGAAGCGCTGGACGTTTACTTCGGCGGTAAGAAAAATCTCAAGGCCAGCCATTTCAAGCCGTCGGCGGACGCGTGCCAGTGGTGCCGGTTCAACGAAAAGTGCAACGCCCGTACTAAGGCCGCGGTCCAAACGGGTGGAGCAACGGCCACGGATGACGACCTGGGCGACGACAGCCACGAAATGACGCCGGAAGCGCTGAAAGCGGCCTATGAAAAGCTGCCGGAGTTGCGCCAGCATATCGCCACCATCGAAAAGGCGATGCACGCGGCGTTATTGTCGGGCGTCGTAGTTCCAGGCTATAAGCTGGTGACAGGCGGCGAGGGTAATCGTAAATGGTCCGACACCGCGAAGGTTACCGAAATGCTGGAAGGCGCGCGTATCAAACGCGACATGATGTTTAAAGAATCGCTGATCTCGCCTACCGACGCGGAAAAGGTCTTTAAGGCTGAGAAGCCGCGTATCTGGCGACGTCTTGAAAAGCTGATCGAGCGCGCCCCTGGCAAGCCAACAATTGCGGCAGCGGACGACCCGCGCGCCGAGTGGAAACAGGCCTCCGATGAGGATTTATCATGATTGTTAAATTGTTCAAAGCTATTGGCTTGGTCATTGCGTGGGCTTTTCATTGCCTGGCGGTAAGCCCTATCGTTTTGCTGGCTCTGGTCATCATGCTAATTCAGCCTTTTTTGATTAGCGAGGAACGCCTGGACGCTATCGGCGAATGGGGCTGGCCTGATAAGTACGAAGCATTTATTTCGAAAATTACCGGCGTTAAAGTTTGACATCTGCAACCAACTAAATTAACGTATTCATACCGGCCCGGCGGTTTCCGGGAGAATCGCAAAAAGTGAGAAACGAAAATGGGAATCAAGGTAAATCTGAAAAAAGTTCGCATCGCATGGTTCTACGGCACCGAGAAAGCGAAAGCACAGAATGATGGCGAAAAGGATGCTTATCGCGTCGAAATTCTGGTTGACAAGGACGATCACAAAAATATTGCCAAGCTGGACGAAGCGGCTTTAGCGGTAATGACGGAAGCGCTTAAATCGGAAAAGGCTGCCGAAAAGTGGCTTAAACGTGAAAGCGGCCTCGAAGGCAATATCTCCAAAGATTGTGCCATCAAAGACGGCGACGAGCGCGACACGGAAGACGAAAATTACGAGCACAAAATTTGGATCCGTGCCAAGTCATATAAACAACCTCGCATCTTAACTGACCTGGGTGAAGAAACCCGCGACGGCGAAGAAGACCTCGAAGGGAACGACCTCGAAGGTAAAGTGCCTTACGGCGGCTGCTTCGCCAACGTGTCGATCGAATTGTGGGGCCAGAATAACGACAAAGGCAAAGGCCTGCGCTGTAACTGGCTCGGCGTGAAATTCGTCGAAGACGGTGAAGCGTTCGGCAGCGGTGGTTCCAGCGAGCGCGCCAACGACGACGACCTGGATGACGACGATGAAGACGACGCGCCACGCCGCGGCAAGTCCAAGCCGAAACCGTCCCGCCGCTCCCGCGATGAGGACGACGATGAGGAAGAGGAAAAACCTCGCCGTCGCCGCTCCCGCGATGAGGACGACGAAGACGAGGAAGAAGAAGAGCGACCGCGCCGCCGTCGCCGCTAAAATCAAGGCCCGCGAAAGCGGGCTTTTTCATATCCGGAGCGTGAACCATGTATAAACACAACCGAAACCGCCCCCATGAAACCAGGATCCCCGTCGGGCTGCCGTTGGACGTCGAGGGCGCCGGAGAATACTTAACCCTCCGCCTTGGCCGTAAAATGTACCTGCGAATTGTAGACGTTGACGAACAAGCCCGCCGGCGCAAAGCAGTGACGGCAACCGACGAGGACCTGGAATGAAGTTCGATCACCTCTTTCTCGACACCGAAACATTCAGTGTCTGCGACCTGAAAAAATGCGGGTCTTATGCCTATGCCGAACACCCGTCCACCGAAATCATGATAGCCACCTTCGCTATTGACGATGGCCCGGTTATGGAGTGGGATGTGACGGCAGACCCCCGGATGCCGCGGGTACTACGCCGGGCGCTGCGTGAGGTATGCAAGCCGAATACTAAGAGCCGCCTGGTCGGACAGAATTTTTTATTGTTTGACCGCCTTCTCATGCGCCACTGTTGGGGTATAGAGATCCCGGTAAAAAACATCATCGATACGATGATCTGCGCCTACAGGCTATCACTTCCTGGCTCCCTGGATGCGCTATGCCGCGTTCTGGAGATATCCGAGGACTTAGCCAAGGATAAAGCCGGTAAAGCGCTGATACAGCGATTCTGTAAGCCTACGCCGAAAAATTACAAGATCCGCCGCTACACCAGCGAAACGCATCCGGAAGAGTGGCGCCGTTTTCTGAAATATGCCCGCAGCGACATATCGTCAATGCGTGAGGTGTTTTACGCGCTGCCGACGTGGGGCGACACCGAGAAGGAAAACGAGATACTCGCCATCGACCAGGCGATCAACGACCGCGGCTTTTACGTCGACATAGCACTGGCTGAGTCCGCCGTCGCCGCGGTTAAGCAGCACAAGCTGGACCTGCAGCGCGAGGCAATGGCGAAATATGGCGGCAGCCTGACCGGTAAGGACTTCCTCCCGATTCTGCGCGACCTGGCGCCGGCGTTCGAGATTCCCAACGCGCAGAAGGCGACCCTGGGCGATTTACTCGAGGATGAAGACCTGCCAGACGCGGCCCGCGCGCTAATAGAAATGCGCCTCGGCGCGGCGTCTACCGCCTCAACCAAGTACGACCCGCTGCTGCGCGGCTTATCCCGCGACGGCCGGCGCCGCGGCTGTTTGCAGTATGGCGGCGCGAAACGGACACTGCGCTGGGCGGGTAAAGGCTTCCAGCCGCAGAACCTGGCTCGCGGCCATTATGAAGGCGAAGACCTTGATTATGGGATCCGTTGTCTTAAGCGCAACCGCATCACGAAGGCTTTCGACATCGCCAAGCTAACGGCGACCACTGTTCGAGGATGCATTATTGCCGCGCCCGGATGCAAGCTGGTTGTTGCCGACTACTCGAACGTCGAAGGGCGCGGCCTGGCGTGGATATCCGGCGAAGAGGCGACGCTTAACGTTTTCCGGGCCGGTACAGACCTGTATAAGACGCTCGCAGCTACCGTGTTCTGCGTGTCGTATGACGATGTGTCGAAGGACCAGCGCCAGATCGCCAAGGCCATGATTCTCGGGCTTGGTTACGGCGGCGGCGTGGCGGCATTCCTGACATTTGCCAAAAACCTCGGGCTCGACCTCGACCGGCTGGCGCACGACCTGGCCGGAACTTTCCCCGACCATATCTGGAAGGCCGCGCGCAGGGGCTGGGAGTTTGCACGCATCCAGGAGAAAAACAAGCGCGCGCCGAAGGGCAAGAAGGCCGAGCGCCCATCGTATGACCTGCCGAAAAAGGTGTGGCTGACCTGCGACGCGCTGAAACGCATGTACCGCGAGGCTAACCCGAATATCGTTAACTTCTGGGCCGAGCTGGAAGCGGCAGCATTGAGCGCGATCCGCAATCCGGGTAAACCTTTCTGGGCGGGCGCCCGGGTACGTGCCGACGGTACCAAGGCCGTTAAGTTCACTCGCACCGTGAAGAATGGAAACCCGGGATGGTGGCTTAAGGTTGAGCTGCCGTCTGGTCGCATCCTGTCATATCCGGGTATTGGCCTGTCGGTCGAAAAAGAGGAAGACGAGGACACCGGCGAGATCCGCACGCGTACCCGTATCAAATACCAGGGGGAGAACCAGACGACGCGCCAGTGGGGATGGCAATATACCTATGGCGGCAAGCTGGCGGAAAACATCGTACAGGCTCTTTGCCGTGACCTGCTGGCCTGGTCAATGCCCGGCGTCGAGGTGGCTGGGTATAAGATTATTCTGTCCGTGCATGACGAACTTTTAACCGAAGTTCCCGACACGCCGGAGTATACCGTTAAGGAGCTGGAGCGCCTTATGTGCGTGCTGCCGGCATGGGCCAAAGACTTCCCTTTGAGCGCCGAAGGCTGGGAAGGAAAGAGGTATAAAAAATGATGAACGATGTCATGCATTTCGTAAAACGGCAGAAGCTGAAATGGTTCAACGCCACGCCATACCCGGCACAAATAATCGTCTATATCCTCGGAGAAGACGAGAAACTATTAAAGGCGATCCCAGATCACCCGCCACTTGATGCGGGGGTGAATGGCCGTTGTTGCTGGATTCAAAAGGACGGGTACAACCTTATTACGATCGGTGTTAAGCGCGACCTTGGCGATTTTATGGCGGTTGCTGCGCATGAGTGTTACCACGCGATGAATCGCTGTTATGAGTGGTTCGGAGCATATCACGATACGGAAAACGATGAGCCAGGAGCCTACTTTCTGGCGCACATCATGCGCGAATTCACGATCCGTTTCGCCGAATTGCTGGAGGAAACAAAGCCGTGACGCCAGAGGGAAAAGTACAGGCTTACGCAATGGCCGAGTTTAAAAAACTCGGCGGTCTGGTAAGAAAAATCCGATATGAGGGGCGCAACGGGTGCCCCGATCTGCTGGTCATTCTGCCCGGCGGCCTGGTGGTGTTCATCGAAATGAAAAAGGCCGCCAATCTCGGGCCTGATCCGCACCAGGCCCGCGAGCATAAGCGGATGCGCAGTCGTGGCGCCATAGTTAGGACCATCGGCAGCAAAGAGCAGGTGGACAAATTGGTTGCAGAATTGCGCTATAGTGTTTAGTATGTTGGTTGCTAAGGAGGATAAACCATGCCTAAACCTAAATTGAGAAAGGCCGGCCGGGAGCTGGTAGAAAAATATGGGTCGCTATCGGCGGCCCCGGATGAAGCGCTTGCTGCCGTTACCAAGCGTTGCAATGGCCCGTGCCGTAAGCGCAAGCCATTAAGCGAGTTCCACCGTTACAGCGGGCGCAGCGTGGACGGTTTCCGCGCAGTCTGCAAACAATGCCGCCGGGAAGCCGAACGCGAGCGCCAGCGGATCAAGAGAAACCCGGTACAGGAAGAAACAGAATGAGAGTTTTAGCGGGAGCAATCAAACGTGGGGACGTGCTACAGGTTGGTGATGTTCTGGAAACTGTTTTCGATGCCTTCCGATCGCTTGATGCACAGAAACAGGAGATCCGCGTTATCCAGTTCGAGAGCGGGACCGTCATGATCCTGGAATATTCCGACATTGTGGAGGTGCAGAAATGACATCTAAGCCTCATTACCGTCTGCGTCGGTTAATAGACTGCCCGGATGGGACTCGTTTTTACACAAAGACATCATTCCGGCCATACACTTTGATCACGTCCAGTGTTAAAAAATACGCCATTTGGACACATCTCGGGCATGACTTCAACCTGTACGGCGCAAGAAATAAATGGGGCGGTTATGCTATGGGTTGGGTTGCCGTATGACCAGATTCAAACGCCGGCCCTATCAAAAGGCGATGACGCGGCACATGCTGCGCCATCCGCGCTGTAATATCTGGGCGACAATGGGCTCGGGGAAGACTGGCGCCGTGTTGTGGGTGCTTAATCGCCTTTTCCAGATAGGTGAGCTTGTAGATGGTGTAGATCGCGTGCTTATCCTGGCGCCGCTGCGCGTCGCGTCTGGCACATGGCCGGCTGAACAGGTTAAGTGGAAATTCCCTAACCTCCGCGTAGGAGATGCCACCGGCCCCGCGGCGCACCGCGTTGCCACGCTGGAGGAGGATTTTAACGTTATATGCCTTAACTATGAATGCCTTGAATGGTTGACAGGGCTTTATGGCCCGGACGACTGGCCGTTTACTGTTATCGTTCCGGATGAATCAACCAAGCTTAAATCATACCGGTCGAAGAGCGGCGGCAGTAAACGTGCAAAAGCATTAAGCCGTGTTGCATGGGGTAAAGTTAAACGCTGGATAAATTTAACCGGTACGCCCGCGCCGAATGGCCTTAAGGATCTGTGGGGGCAAAACTGGTTCGTTGATGCTGGCGAGCGCCTCGGGACGTCTTACGCGGCATTTACCGATCGCTGGTTCATCACCGAGTCAAAAGGCGACCATCACGCGGCGAAGGGCTGCCGGCCGCGCCGGGGCGCCGATGATGAGATCCACCGGGCGATGAAAGATATTTCGTTGACGGTTGACGCTGCCGAGTTCTTCGGCTGCGAAGAGCCAGTGCTTGTCCCGGTGCTGGTAGACCTGCCGAAGAAAGCCCGCAAGATTTATGACCAGATGGAAAAGGAGCTTTTCGCGGAGCTGGAAAACGGCGAGGTAGAAGCGGCCAATGCGGCAGCACGCACGTCTAAATGTCTGCAGATCGCCAGCGGCGCGGTATACGTCACCAACGAAGACGGCGAGCGCTCCACCGAGTGGGAGAAAATCCACGACGCGAAACTGGACGCGCTGGACTCCATCATAGACGAGCTGGCGGGCGCCCCGCTTCTGGTGGCTTACCAGTACAAGCACGACCTGGCGCGCATCAAAAAGCGGTTCCCGTTTGCGGAGGACCTGAAAAAAGGTGCTGCCGGTAATAAGCAGATCGATCGCTGGAACGCCGGCAAGATCGACGTGTTGCTGGTCCACCCGGCATCGGCGGGCCATGGGCTTAACCTGCAGGACGGCGGCTGTCACCTGGCCTTCTTTAGCGACACCTGGAACTATGAACACTACGCGCAGGTCGTCGAGCGTATCGGGCCCGTGCGCCAGCACCAGGCCGGACACCCGCGGCCGGTGTTTATCTATCTCATCCAGGCGAAAGGCACCCTCGACGAAGTGATGGTGGCGCGTCGCGGTGACAAGGCGTCGGTGCAATCGGTGCTTATGGACTACATGAAAAGGAAGAAGTAAATGAATTATTATAACGAGTGGGACCCGCAGGCCGCCGCATGGCTTCGCGAACTTATCGAGAATAAACTTATTCCAGAAGGCGTCGTAGATGAAAGATCAATTACCGAAGTACAAGCCAAAGACCTCAAAGGCTTTACACAATGCCACTTCTTCGCAGGGATCGGAGGCTGGCCTCTTGCGTTACAGATCGCAGGAATTCCCGCGACTCAACGCCTGTGGACGGGCAGTCCGCCGTGCCAGCCTTTTAGCGTGGCTGGAGCAGGAAAAGGGAAAGACGACCCACGTCACCTGGCTCCTACCTTTCTCAATCTCATCGCGGACTGCCGACCTGCACTCCTGTTTGGGGAACAAGTTGCAGCAGCAGTTACCAAAGATTTCTGGGTCGATTCTTTACTCTTTGAGCTGGAGGAAGAAGGCTACACCAGCGGGTTTAGCGTACTTCCAGCTTGTGGCGTCGGCGCGCCGCACAAACGCGACAGACTTTTCTTCGGCGCGTACAACGTGGCCGAGTCCTTGCGCGCAGAACGGTACGGTGAACGGTTACACAGACTGGGAGAAAGTAATCAAACGCAAGGAAGCAGGACGGCAGCAGAACCTACAGGACGTGGTGATTCTTACAGGATGGCCTACGCCATCAGTTGCAGACGACAACAACAGCCGAGCGAAAGACCCGCAAGCATATGCGGAGAAGAGATTCAACAGGCCGAATGCGAATTGCAATCTGGCGACATACGCGCAATATTTGGTGAATCAACCAATCCGCATCACGGCTTCTGGTCAGATGCTGACTGGCTCGGATGCAGGGATGGAAAGTTCAGGCCAGTTGAACCCGGCACATTCCCGCTGGCTAATGGGATTCCCGCCAGAGTGGGACGCCTGCGCGGTTACGGCAATGCAATCGTCCCGCAAGTCGCCGCCGAATTCGTCAAAGCATTCATGGCGGCCAAAGCAGAAACCGAAACTAAGGCTTAAACATGGCGGATAAATCAAACACGGCGCCGGAGGACAAGGACTGCTGGCGCTCACCTCCGGAGATATTCGAGCCGCTCAACGAGCGGTTTAATTTCCGCTATGACATGGCGGCAGCAGATCACAATGCCCTTTGCGCTCGGTACTACACCGAACAGAATAGCGCCCTGGGTATCGAGTGGCCCGCAGCATGGAAATGGTGTAACCCGCCATACTCGAAGCCGCTGCCGTGGTTCCAGCACGCCGCGCAGTACCGGAAAACGGTGTTGCTCCTGCACCTGGCCGTCGCTACGCAGTGGATGGACATCGCGCGCCGGGAGGCGAACACCATTATTCAGCTGACCGAGCGCATCCAGTTTATCCACGCCAGGACCGGCGAGCGCGCGGCGACGAAGAACAACCGCGACTCACAGATCATCATCTTTGGCCGACGGCCTAACCCCAACGGCGCGCGCATCGTCCAGTGCTCGATCGCGGATATCGCAAAATATTTATAAATGTTGGTTGCAATATTAGCGGAGTCATATTATAGTTAGTTCATAGGGCGGCGGCAGGATGCAGCCGGAGAGGAGCAACGCAGGGGCTTGATCGTAGTGTCAGGATTCCCAACCGTGAGGCCGAACATTGGACACTCGCCGCAAGGCAGAACGCTTACCAATGACATCGAACCGAGGCTACCGACGAAGCACGACGCCCTACCTAATGACGACTTTCAGGAGCAAACACAATGAAACGTATTACCGCAATCGCAATCACGCTGGCCGCCGTCCTGGGCTGCTCGTATGTCGGGTCCGCCGCTGCCGTCACTCCGGTTGAAATGTGCCAGGAGCTGGCCGAAATGGGTGGCGTTATTGTCGATGCCCGGAATCGCGGCGACTCGCTGGAAAACGTAACCAGCATTATCAACGGCAGCGATATGACCCCGAGCCTTAAATCCGGCATGACAAGCATCGCCGTTACGATCTACAGTAATCCGTCATTGAGACGCGCCGATGTCGTGGCGTATGGGTTTAAAGGTTGTATTGACGGAATGTCGGAGGAATAGAAATGGCTGAAACTGAATACACTTATTTACAGTGCGAGTTTTGCTGGTATAAGTGGAAAGTACCTTACAGTGCTGATAATGATTTTAAATGCCCCGAATGCGGAGACGTTGGCCTGAAAAAGATAATTCTACAGTCAACAGAAGACCCGGAATGGTTTAATAATTGATAAAAAAAAGCGGCGTTTACGCCGCTTTAATATTATTTATCACCAGCTGACGAGAATCTCACATTTATCCTTGTGAATGCTGGCGTTATAGATGCCGCAGTCCTGTTTTTCGCGATCACCGTTAGGTTTCCGCTCGACGCCAGACTAGGCACTATATCAAGGCCATTCAGAGAGTTATTGGCGGTTATTTCTACAGTGGTAGCTGCGAATCCGGTAGTGTCAGATACCGACTGCACCGGAGAAGTAGCCTCAGCCCCCGCCGCGATAGCACCCGGAGACCAGGCAAAACTCCAGTCAATATATGATTTCTTCTCAATAAATAATCCGTCAAAAAGTATCGCCGAAGACCCATTTGTTAAAATTAATGCGCCATTAGTTATCAATGTCGGCTTTATCTGCCAGACAAGGTTATGCCATGCGCTATCAGCTGGCACTGGTATCGCACTAACAGCAGTACCGTCCAAAGTTAGAGTTACAGTTGAAGCTGACCCTGATACATTCTTAACTCTCGCGGTAACATGCACGAATTCTTTAGACGAGGCTAAAGCCCTTGGGATTGTCGCTCTTCTAACCTCTGTACTGGATGGAACCGACATAACAGTGCCGTAGTGATTTGTTGCTGTTGCATCCGCTGTGAAAGGATTGTTAATTGTTCCGTGTAATTCATGTGCGGAATAAAAAGCCTCTGCGTCAAAAACAGAACGACGGTTTTTTGCACCATTTGACGCCTGAAATATTAAAGGCTCGATGCTTTGTGGGAGCGGGGACGTACAAACAATGCTTCCTGCTGCCGTTGCACCGGCCTGGTTAACTATGTTGTTGGAACCAGCCACGGAACCACCGGCAATATTTAGGAGATTAATGTCGCAGCCATCAAAATAATTATTTGATACGTTTGGCGATACTCGGCTGTTGGCCCCGAATTTAATCACGTTCTCATACAGGTTAGGGTTAGATAACTTAAAGTTAGTGAAACTATTGTTATCTATAAATACTTTTTTAGCCTCACCTAGATATAACACCGTTTTGGGGGTTGTGTTTTGAGATATCGGAGCGGCATCAAATTCTATTTTGTTATCCTGAATCCATATAACATCGGTGTTTGAGTTGTCGGTGCCATAGATCCAGTTTCCTGAGTTTAGACCAAGGGTGCCATTTTGCAGTCTATAGTTATTAACGTTGTTATTTGGTATACCGTCGTAATCATCAAATTTTATGCAGCCGCTGGACTCACTGCCCAGACGTCTGCATAAATAATAATCTAAACCACCTTCGGCAACGTTTTTAAGAACCAAACCCCAATCAGAGTTATTTTGCAGGCCAAGCATATAGTTTATAAAATATGACCAGTTTTGAGCCATAAGCAGAGGACCAGTATCAGAGCTATTTTCTCCTCTAAGGTCAATGAAGTTCAGACCACCGCCATGCGGGCGGTTATTTATATCGCCTAAAAATTTAATACCAAATGCCGCTCCAGATATTTTTATTAATCTCGACCCTACTTGGTCAATCGATATACCGCCATCGCCGTAGATATTCATGGGCTGCGTCAAGGTTAACTCCCCAACTTTCAACGCTCCATATCTTGAGGGAACGTATATATTTTTAACACCAGCAAGTGCGGCCTTCTGAAATCGCGTTGTGTCATCATTAGCGCTATCAGAAGCGTAATCGTAAATAGATACTCTATCCTTAATAGCATCGTTAGCGTTTCTTGCGGATTCGTAAGCATTCAGTGGGACAGTTTTTACTAATGACAGACCCTTTCCCGTGGTGCCTGTTGCCAGGTCTTGGCGCAGTAATTGATCCGTGCGTGGTTTCCAGTTGCTATCTAATAGCGGGTTTGTACCAGGCGCCACAACATGCGGCAGCGTACCAGCCCACGAATACCAGTTATTATCCGCGGGGTTGTAAACCACGGTGTCACGTGCTGTTACAGTGCCGCCGGTGGTGAAATCAAATGCTGCTGGATCAAAGCCCATATCTCGCAGGATCGCAGGAAGAGTCTTTTGCACTTGCCCGGTAACCTGGTTAGTCGCAAAGTCAATCTCCGCGCCGGATGATACGCCACCTGCACGCCCTGTAATGACTTCGGCCTCAAAGGTCTGGTGCTTCTTGGCCGTTTTCAGATCTTCCAGCGATAAGACGTCGCCGCATCCGCTTGACATATCAGAATCCTCTTATGAAAAACCAGTATCAAAACCGGTGCTAAACGCCCGCCCGAACGGCGACACGCCATCTTTTTCGTAGTACCCGTCGGAATAATTGTATCCGGTAATCATCACGGTGCGATTATTACCCGGCGTCACGGTACTAACTAACATCATTTGCGCGGAGTGCCGCGCATCGCTGCCGAATGAAAACTCGGTCTTTAGTGCGTCGTTACCAGTATAAATGGATTCAGCTGGCGCGGAAAGCATAACCACTTCCTGCGCGTTAGCCCCTGGCGTAACACCGACGCTTTGCACCGACCCGTCGCGCTTTTTGAGTATGATCGAATGGTCTTCACCCGGTGTAAATTCCACCGGTTGCGAAAGCGTAAGCGTAAGGCCGTTTACCGCAATAACGTATCCGTCGAACGGCGCAACGCGCGACCCCTTAACCACACTTATCGGCCGCCCTGGTACGGCGAGAGCGCCTTCCTCCAGCGCTGTGAACTCAACGGCAACACGGTTAAGGCTATTGCGCTGGTACCGGCGCCAGGCGTGCCAAAAGGCTTGTTGATAGTTGCGGATGCCCTTCGAGTCGTAGGTGTCAGTCTTAACACCGCCAGTCTCCGGGATCTGGATGGTTTCCTTGATGTTGGTATCCGGGTCAATGTAGCTGAATTTAAGCGAATCGTAGGCTGTGCGGTCGTTAAACTGCCGTGTCCACTTCTCGCCAGACGGCGCTTTACTGCGATGCGTGAATACCATTTCAGGGCCAGCGCGTGGGCGTTCCAGGTCCAGATAGATGCTGTGCCCCCGGCGAGACGCTGCGCAGAAAATGGCCTCGGCTATCGTCGTGATAATGTCCTGCGCCGTTGTCTCGTAGGAGTCGAACGTGTAGCAGAATTGCCCGGCAAGCGGCGTGCCAAAGTATGCCTCTACCTCGGCCTGGGTGGCGATCAGCTTATCCATGTTCGCCGCTGTGAGATTCAGGTTACCCACCACCGGATCGCGCATCAATCGGATCAGAGACTGCACGGCCTGTGTATTTTCGGTTAGCACCGTATCAAATACCCCGCCGCCGAGATATTTGTAAAGTTTCTCGGTAACGATTAGCGCCAGTTTCGGCGATTTAACCGAGGTGGCGCGCGGCGTCTGCTTGCGCGCTGTGTGTACAGTTGTTCGGTTGCCGTAATCATGGGTGCGCTCGTAAACCTGCCCGTAAAGCGCATCGTATTTTATTTCGTCGACAACCTGGCCCTCGAAGTCGAAATCCGCATCCGTCACCCGGCGCGCCCGGACGCGTACGCGGGAAGCAAACGGCAGATCAGCGATAATGCTAACGCCGGTTGAGTTTGACGACCTGCCCGACACGGTTCCCTGCACCGCGTAAACATCGCCATATGGCGTGTTGTTCTGGTCAAGCAGCTGGTACTGTACCTCGGCGGTTACGCTGGCTGGTTTTTTGCTACTGCTGCCGTTGTCCTTGTACATGCCGTTATCCGCGCTGATATTCACCAGGACGCGTTCGCATTCCAGGCTGGTGATAGACACCCAATCTGTCAAACTCTTCTCTACGGTGTTTACCGGGCCGATCTCGGCTGCGTTCCCGGCGGGGTCCGCGGCGTTCACCTGATTAACCGTCGGGCTGATCACCTGCCAGGCTGACAGGTTACTTGAAACGTCCAGAACAATGTCGACTTCGCTGACCGAAATAACCGGGTAATAGCCGTCCAGGTATGGATCCGGGCCGCCAGGGTCATTCAGCGTGACGTTGGCCAGTCTCGCCGTGTCTCCGGCCTCCAGATACGCGTTAAAGGCCGCGTTACCCGAAGCGTCGGTGATAGTCCCCGTGGTGCCAGAAAGCGACGCTATCGTGCCGCCGTCGCCGGTAATGCTGGCGTTAAGGTCGTTGGGTGCCTTTAACGTCTGGCCGTCGATCTCATTCGACACGTAGGTGATGAACAGCGGTTCGGTAATCGGGTCGCCTACCAGCGTTTGCGGAGCGTCGCCGCTGTTCGGCGAAGTGTATGGCGCGTATACGGCAGCCGAGGACCCGGTAATCTCCGATAACAGGGTGTCACCGTCCGTGATACCGCTTGCCGGCGTCGACATAGGCCCGCGGCCGACGTCGTAATAACCAAACTCGATAACCTGGCCGGCGCTGTTATAGAGTTGGTAGCTGTTCATGAGGATCGCCGGAATACTCTGCACCGTGCCGCAAATATCGTAAGTGCGCTCGTAAGGGCGGGCCTTGTTCGTCCGGTCCGTTAAGCTGTTATTTGGGCTCTCGGCCTGCTGGTTGGACAGCCCCGCCGACACCGACGTTTTTTGCGATGGCATTAACAGTTTCAGGATGGGATTAAGAATTTTCCCAACGAAACTGAAAACGGAGCCCACTGCACCGCCGCCCGGCGATTCAACGACGTAATACTCGGCGTTAAGTTCGAGGCGATCGAAATCCTCGGTCACGTCGTTATCTTCGCCTATGCTGCCGATGTATACCCGGAACGGGACACCGTACGGGATGTGCTGTAGCACGATCCGCATCGGCGAGGCCCAAAAGCTTTTAGTCTGAAATTCGCCGTTGTCGTCGCGCGTGATTAAGTGTGTTTTCATCGCCAAAACTCAATTTCCTGGTAACGGTCCCGAATATCCGCCAGCGCTTCTAAGCGCACCTGGCGGGCCGCAAGTTCGCAATGGCTAACCATACCGTCGAAGTATACCCCAGCGTGCCACACAATGCGCGACCCAACACGGCAGCCCATTAACACCGCATCGAAATTCTGTGGCACGTCTACCCGGGAAAGCCCGGACGGGTCACGGTGGCCGGCGTCAAAAGCCGCGTCTATCTTGGTAGGGGAAATCACGTCGAAGATCGGCGTATCAAGCCCCGCCGCCGCACGCACGCGGCGGACGTGATGCCAGCAATGATAAGTCCTGAAATTGTATGGCGTGCCGGTGTAGTCGTTTATGTTCACGATGCGAGGACCCCGCGCAATAATGGGACCTCTGTCGGCGTCGCTAAAAGGCCGGTGCCGCGCTCGTTAAGCCGTGGCACGCCGACGTCGGCGGTAAAAACACCCTTTTCCTGGGATAAAGACTGCAGGTCGTAAGTCACCGGCCCGTCGCAGGGATAGGATAAATCTGTACTGATAAACCGGCGATATGTGAAAACAGGCCACTCCTGGTTATCCAGCGGAATATTCTGCATTTCGTCGTCCAGCTGGTTACCGACATCCGGCAGCGTGAAAGATGCCTGCTGGTCGAGGTTGTTGCTGTTCGCCGCATTATTCGCGTTCATCGGTGACGGCTCAAACGTCACCGTTTCCCCGGTCTCCAGCGTTGCCGTTAATGGGGAGGTCCCTTTGACGATCAGATACCTCTTCGAAAGCAGTGGGTGCGTTATCTCGACCGTCTCATAGTCGATCTGGCCTTCCGGGTTAGAGGCCAGCTTGCGCTTATAGGCTTCGATTACCGATTCTTCGCTCATTGCATCGGGTCCCATATCCGCGGAAAGTGGGTCTGGTCGTAGGTATATTGCGCCAGGAAGCGGTTAAGGCTATCGCCATAGCAGCCGAAGAGCTCCGGCAGATTGGCGGTAAGACAATCGCTGTCCTGGTTGGGCGTGCGCTCGGCGGTCAGCGTGAACGAGATCACCCAATTCTTTCCGTCCTGCGTGGTGTCGCTGATTGTGCTGGTGATCCAGACCTGGTGATCCTGCAGGCCCAGGCCACTGTCCAGCGTCATAACGAACGAATTGGCGCCGCCGTCTATCTGGTTCAGGAATGCGTAGAACGCCTGCCGGCCGAGGGATGAAACAACCAGCACGACGCTAAAGGGCACCGCGTCGTAAAAGGTATCGCGCCCCTGGCGCGGTGCGCCGCCTTGCACGTCGTTGCGATAAATGTTGTTGCCGCGGGTTAGCGAGTAACCCTGGTTCACTATCGGCCGCAGAGAGGCCGGAAATCGTAAATCACTCATCGTTAGAATCCTGGCTGGTTGCGCGTGTTACGGCGGGATAGCGAGATCTGCGAATTGCTATCCTGTAGGTCACCGGATACCGTTTCGCGGATTATCACCCGCAAACGCCCTTCATCATCGCGTTCAGTGCTGGCCTGGTCAACACGTCCCGTAGTCTGGTTCACGATCACCACACTGTCGCTACTGTTCTGCTTGTTGCCGTTCTCGCCCATAATCTGGCGCATCTGCTGCGCGGTGCGCACGCGAGACGCCGAGGCCGGCATAATCACTTCCGGCTTGCCGCGTTCGGCGATAGTCGACGCCTGCCCGGCCGACAGTGTGCCGCCCTGCTCGCGCGCTGACCGGATTTTCGCGACGTTAGCAGCGCCTGCAGCTACGGCAGCGGCGGCAGCGGCGACGCCCAGCGCCGGGCCGATGATAGGGATAGGGGCGAGAGCGGAATAGGCCGCGGTAGCCGCTTTGTAGGTGTTTATCACCGTTTCGGTGATGGCGGCGGCCTTATAAAGCGCGTTACCTTCGCCGAGGGCTGATTTAAGCGAAGACGTGGTGTCGCTTAACGTTTTCGAGTAAGAGTCCAGGCGTTTCTCGTCGGCCTGCTTCGCTATTTGAGCCAGGGCGTTCTGATATTCCTGTTCGTTAATGATCCCTCGATCGTAAAACTCTTTGGCTTTGTCCTCTTTTGCTTTCTGCTGTACGTCGATAAGCTCCAGCTCTGTCGCGTTCAGCGCCTGGATATCGGCGATATACTGGTCGTGCTGGCCCTGTTTCCTGGCGGCTTCCTGCTGCCGCTTATCCAGTTCTTTCTGGCGGGCTGCGCCGGCTTCGAGCACTATCGCGGTTTTCGCGTCTTCATACTCTTTTTGAGTAATGTTTCCCGCTTCCAGATATTGTTTAGCCTTTTCTAATTTTTGCTGTTCCTTTGCATCTATCTCCTTTATCTCGTCCGAATTAGTGCGAGCTATCTGGTCTAAAAAAGATTGGGCGTTTTTGTCTTGGGTAGCTTTCGCGTTAGCTTCACGTTTAGCTGCAGCCGCGGCACGGGTGGCAGCAGCTTTTTCCTGCGCCGCTGTTTTTTTAGCCTCTCTCTCATCGAACTTTTTCAGTTCATAGGCCGCCTCGGCGTCACGGGCTTTGTTAAATTCAGCTATTTGGGCCTTAGTTACGCCTTGTCTTTTGGCAAAAGCCTCTTTATCAAGTTTAGCCTGAGCTGCAAAACGGTCCCGCTCGGCCATGCCCTGAATCTTAGTCGCGGCGATTATCGCATCATTTTGGTCTCGTATTTGTCGGGTGGCTTCATTCGTCGCGGCCCCCATTTTCTTCTGAGACTCTGTTACTAAGTCCTGCTGTTTCTGCGCGGTCGCCAGTGCGTTCGCGTTCTGCTGCGCGGCTGTCGCCTGATCCAGCAGTTCTTTCTTGTTTTCCGTGGCGGCTACCGCGGCAGCCGCCGTGGCATCGGCGACCTTCTGCGCGTTCTCGGCCGACGGCTCGGCGTTAAACTGGCGCTGGGCCACCAGCATGTCGGAAATTTCTTTTGTGCCTACGCCATAAGTCGCGGCCAGCTCATTCACCGCGGCGGCGAGGTTACCGTATTTCGCGCTGTTCGCATCGGCGAGCACGTTGATATTGGACAGCGTATCGCCGACATTCATGTTTCGGGCGATCATGTCGTCCAGGGTGGCGATATTGGTCTGCGCGGCGACGCTGTTACCGAGTAACTCTTTTCCCTGCTCGCGGATCGCCGTCGTGGCTCGCTCTATTTGCTGCGCCGCCTGCAGCCCGATCAGCTTAACCATGCTGCCGTATGCGGCGTCGCCGTTCTGGCTAAGTTGCACAAGCGCGTCGGAAAACTCGATCGTGCCATCTTTGGCGGTCTGGAACGACTTGGAAAGCTCGCTCGCGCCTTTCTCCAGGTCTTTAGCGCTGGCGCCGGTGTCGGTGAATGCCTTATACAATACACCGCCAACGGCAGAAGCCAGGGCGATAACGGCGCCCAGCACCGCGCCGCCCGGGCCGAATGCGCCGGCAAGCTGGCTACCCTGCTGGCCTATAGCGACAAAGGCCGACGTGCCGCTCTGCAGCTGCACGACCATATCCTGGACCTGGAAACCGACCTGCCCGGCGGCGTTGCGAAACTTGGCAAAACCGTCGTTGGCCGCTTTTTGGGTGGCGGTGTTTACCTTAACGACGTCCGGCGTCAGCCGGTTAACCGACGCGTCGGCACGGTCGGCGGAGGAGGCAAACTGATCAAGCTGTTTCGCCCCGGCGTCCGCACCTTCGGTCTTCACCCTTGCAACTAGTGACGCTGTGTCAGCCATCGTGTCTGCCCTCGAAAATGGCGTCAATACGCATAATCAAATCCGCTTCCATAATGCTGATCCGCTGCCCGGTTACCGCCTTGTAATCGACGATATCGGACCACTTAAGCATTTCTCGCGGGTATATCATCATAGTATCATTAGTTTCGCGCTGTATGAATTTTAGTTCCCGGTATTTCTCGAACACGCCAGCAAAAATTAAGGGGCACTCTGGCCCCTTTAATTCTTCGCGCTGCGCGCCGGATATAACCCCCATCGAGATCAGCGCGGCCTCATGCCCCGCCGATATCTGGTCGAACTCCTGCCGGCGCTGCCGTGTTACGAATTGCCAGGTCGCAAAATCACACAGCGCTTTTACTTTGCGTTCAGTTCGTCCCGGATCTTGGTGTGGAACGTGGCGACCTGCGGCGCGAGCCCGCGATACTGGCGCAGTAACTCCGCGAAGCCTTCGCGGCTAAACTCTTCATCGAACGACCAGCCGGTAACCAGCTCAACCGCGAGTTCACGATTAAGGCTCTCCACCTGAATATTTCGCTTCTCGTTCCATTCGGCGTAGTTGTCTTTCGCTTTACAGGCCGCCTCCAGCTCTTCCAGCGAGGCGTCAACTGCGCGCACGGCTGCCGTGTACGCCCGCCCGGCTTCGATCGAGGCGTCGCAATCCGGCCCGCGCACCTGCAGCCATTCACCGGAGTCCTCACCATTCGGCAGCAAAATAGGCATACGCGATCCGGCTTCGTGTTTGTCGGCAAAGTAAAAATCTTTCAGCTTCATTTTTAACCCGCTATGGTTGATTTGTTGGTTGCGATATGATTATATACATGTAGAACTTTCAAAGAGGAATATACCATGACGCAATTCATTATAGCAATTCTGGCGATGGGGCTAAATCTGGCCGTGCTGTTCTTCGTTGTGCGCTACGCCACGCGGTCAAGCGAACAGGTCGAATTGTTGCGCCAGATTCTGGCTACGGCGAAACCGGAAGTAAAAAGCGAAATCGTTAAACTGACAGAAGAAAGATTCCAAAAACGACGAGAGGAAATGCGAAAAGAGTTCGAGAAAGGCGCCAGGTTATCCGATCATCGTTTTGATATTTGATTAAAGGCCCCTTTCGGGGCCTTTCTTTTACGCGTACACAAGGCGCTGAATGACGATAGACGACTGCAGGCTATTGCCCGTCGCCTGGCCTTCAATGCTCTGCGTCACCGACTCTGCGCCGCCAATCTCCGGCGTTACTGCCGTTAGCTCGGCGCGCTTCATCGAGATAGACATTGCGCCCTTCACACCGGACAGAATCGAGTTAATTTCGACCTGCGTCTCGTTAATGAATTTCTGGATCATCGCCATGTCGTAAAGTTTACCAGCGATGGAGAAGGTGTTGACCGCACGACCGCGCTCAACGAACGCCACGCTATTATTCCCCAGCTCGAATTGCGCCGATGCGCCGTTGTCGTTGGTGAAGGTCAGCGTATCGCACTTAAGCGGCTGAATACCATCGAACACAGATACATCAACCGAGGAGAAAGGCTCCGCGTCAAAGGTGATCTGTGAGAAGTCCGAACCGGCCGGCGGCGCGGTGAGGATCTCCTGAGTCATACCGATAAAGGGGAAAGAGCCGGTAACCATAGCGTTTACCGCCTGCTCAATGGTAAATCCGGAGATCTCAACACCGCGGGTGATAACGAAGCTGTCCGGGTTACCGCACTGGCCTTTGAACCAGGTAAGGATCGAGAAGGTCTTACACAGGTTACCAGTTTCCAGTTTGTCGCCGGTGGCGTAATCTGTCTCCGCGGCGGCGGCAGTGGTTAATGGGTACTGAATAGCTGCGCCGGCCACAACGGTGTCGTTAACGCTGGTGACGATAAACGGCAGCCCGTTATTGCCGGGCAAGTCTGCGAAGCGGATAAGGTCACCAACTTCGACGCCGTCGGTAAGGAAGTTGCCCGCCGAGCGCGTGAACGTTTTGGCGCCCGCGTCTACCGCGACGTCTACGGCGGTGCCAGTTACGCCGGCCACCCAGGAAGACGTCATCGCACCTGCAAGAAAATCATCCTGGCTGCGGGAACTCAGTTCGATCGCGTATTCGCCGGAGACCTGTTTATTCCCGGTGCGGATGAAGGATGTTTCCCGGCTGCCGTCAAGCTCGTTGGACGTCAGCGCATCGCGGGTTACCGCGGGCACACCGCCGGTATTGCGCAGAGGCGACCATACCGGGCTGGTCGGTGTAGTTCCTGGCGTTGTCTCCGCAACGTAAAACTGTGCGGTAAGCGCGCCCTTATATGGCTGTACCATTTTTATAACCTCGCAGTAAATGCTATGAAATTAATGGATAAAGGGCGAGTGGCCCATCCGTTTTGCACTATCAGAGGCCCCAGGCTCACCGATTGCACCTCGGCGCAAATTGCGTTGCGCGACATCGCAGATCCCGCTTTAAACGCCGCATTCAATAAGTCTGCCATTTTATTGATCGGCGCGCTACCTTTAGCCTGCGCGTAGTTAATATCGACCTGATACACCCCGGCACGCTGTTCTGTCCAGAACAGGTCCGCCTGCTCCGTATCGGCCAGCAGCATGTAGCTTGCCAGATACGGTGTATCAGTGGACGTCGGCGCGTCAATATTCTCCAGCGCAACGGCGATATTGTTAGTCGTGCCAAAGGCCTTCAATGCGATGTCGAACGCTTTCGTTAAATCCTCAAAGTAACCCATTATCGCACCTTCGCGGCTTCTTCATCTATCAGTTGCTGGAATCGTAGCACATTAACGCGCACAACGCCTTGCGGCGCTTGCTTTGAGAATCCGCCAATCGTATTCGGCCCGTCACCGGGGTAACCCCCGTATTCGATAACATTGGCATACGGCAGATTATTAACCAGGGTAAATTCATACCAGTTAGGATCCCGGGTGACGACGCTGCTCATCTGAGAAATGGCTTTAGATCCGGAAGGGTCAATTCCGTTTTTCACGCCAACGGCGATACTACCGCCGGACGCCGCTTGCCAGTTCATACGAAAGCGTCCAGTGTCTACCGGACTGGCCTTGATTATTGCAGAGAACAGCTTTAGCGACACCTGGCGCATAACGGTTTCGTTATTCTTCTTCGTCTTTTCCACGAATGCCCGGACGTCAAGAGCGAAGGTTCCCATTATTTGCGCACCTGGATAAACCATGCGATCACATCGTCGTTTACCATCTTCGTTTCAATGGCTACGATGGACCACTCGGCGCCATTAAACGACACCTTATCTTCCATGGTCGGCAGCACGCTATGATCGGCTTTAACAATCATATCTCCAGCTTGTATGGTAGTTCCGTTCACCAGCGCCACATTAACCGGTACAGGCACCGAGGTTAGCGGAATCGTGGTCGGCGGCGATTCAACGTATTCGCCTTCATCCGGATCCCACACTTTAGACCCGGCGCGAATCAGGTTAACAGAGCTGCCGTACTTGCCTAAAAGGCGCGTCGCGGTTTTCTGCATGCGCTTACTGAATGCACTGGACATTATACCGGCTCCAGACGAGAAATAACGAGAAGGCCCGACGGCGCCGTGCCCCAGGCCGTTACCGTCGCAGCCTGCGGATAAATCCCGCCGAAGTTAGTTCCTGCACTGTCGCGCATGATCTGCACTGCAAAAGTCTGCCCGGCGGTGGCATTGATGACGACGCGTGACTCAATAGGGATTGTCACGTCGGCGCTAACCAGCTTAGTCGCGGCAGGAGAGCCATATTGCGCGCCGGCAAGCAGGATCCTCGACAGCAAAATGGAAACGCCACTTGCGCCGGTACGCCCGGCCTGCAGCTTGACGCGGACCGCATAATTACCCGCAACGTTGAACGTAACCAGCCCTGCGGCCGAGATTGACACCGGGTCAGTCGGCGCACCCTGCGCCGCTCCGAAAGACACCTGCAGCGGGGTATCGACCGCCGCGGGCGCCTGGGTCACCAGTGACGGTGCGCGCAATACTTCAACCTCTTTCACACCGGCGGCCGCATACAGCATTGAGTCGGCGATCTGGGTATTAACTTCCCGCAACTTTTCCGGCGTAATCGCGCCGGTAGTATTATCGGGAAGGTTGTTCGCGATGAGCGTGAAAAGTTGTGTTTTTGTCAGCGCCATATCAGCCCCGGAATACGTTGAACGAATACCCGTTATTAGCCCCGCACAGCAGAGGCGCCAGCGCATCAAGCGCTGCGGTAATCTCGACGGTGGATCCGTTGTTGCCGTTGTTGAAGTATTCGACGGTTACTGTGCCTTCTACGCGCTCCAGAGATACCGCCCGGCCGTCACTAGCCCCGCGAACATCGGTCCCGGCTCCGTACTCAACGGCAGCGGCCACTTGTGCGCGGATAACCTGGGACGGAATGCTGTCGATGGCGATGGGAAAACCATAGAGCGTTACGTTTTTGCGCGGATAGGCCAGCTCCTGCGCCGCGGATACACGGCTACCGCACATTGCGGGCTCCTGCAGGCCAACATATCCAGCGCCATTGCGTAACGCCTGCTCTGCTTCCGTATCGTCGGTGGGCAACTCCCAGCCATATTTAGCCGCTAGTGCGCGGGCGTCCGACAAACTTACATAGCTATCAGCCCCGGCGACAATGCTGCCATCCTCGACTATAAGAGCCATCAACTACCCCCCAACGCGCGTAGTTATTGTTCAGCAGTCGCGCGACGGCGACGACGCTGGCGATCGGCGCCACCACCGTTATTGTGCGCTTCTTCATTTTCCGGCACTGTCGCCACCAGTTCTTCTGGCTTAACTTCGCCGCGCTGCGGGATTAGCTGGCCATCTACTTCAACCAGGCCATTGTAGCGCTCACGGATCACATAATTATCATTTGCCATTTTTTAGTCCTGTTACGGCCCCGAAGGGCCGTTAATTACGAAACAGTTACGACGGTGCTATCGGAGACGATATTACCATAACCGTCTTGCATCACAACTTTATAGGTGCCGGAATCCGCCGCAGTCGTAGATGCTTTTACGTAGCTCGCAGAAGTGGCGCCCGCGATCGCATTACCATTTTTAAACCACTGATAGCTATACGGCTCAAGGCCACCTGTAGCCACTACGGTAAGCGTCATGGTCTGCCCGGCGGTAACTGCTGTGGTGTCATTCAGTCCAGTAGAGAACGACGCGGGAGAAATATTCGCCATATCGATCTTCACCAGTTCGCCGGTGTCTTCTGAAACACCGGTAATGCGTCGTTTGATTACATCAACCATTTTCTATTCCTCTTAAGAAGCCGTTAAAATGCCCGCGGCGCGGAGTTTAGCAAGCAGGGCATTAAATTCTGCCTGGGTTGGGGCCGCGGCGGAATCAGCTTGCGCCGGTTGTAACAGAACTCCGCCGCGTTGGGTCGCTGTTGGCACTTTATTACCCGCCATTGCAGTTGTCCCCGTAGTGCCAATTGCCGGTGGATACGTGGTAGGTTTACCACTAACCTGGTCAAACGCCAGACTCGCGTCTTTCAGGCTGCGCGGCAGCCCTTTACCGGTGATAGCCATACATTTCTCCTGTATGAATGTGAAAAGAGGGGCCGCAGCCCCTCCTGATTATACGCTACCGTTAAGCGCCTACGCCAGTTACCAGGAACGCGATCGGCACGTGTTTGCGCTCCACCACGCGGTTCCAGTTAGTGGCATTCGCCAGGTCCTGCCAGGAGGCCGAACGCGCGATAGTCTCGCTGCCGTTGCCGGTGATAACCGCACTGGTGAAGCTGTAACCCAACGGATGCAGCAGCCAGGTTTTACGGGTCCACAGGGTTTCGACGCCGCCGCCGTTGCCGCGGGACGCTTCGCGCTCATATTCCAGCGGATTGGTCGGGCTGCCTTCGCCGTAGCCGATCGCGCCATTGCCGAAAATGATGCTGATAAACTTACGGTCGTTGCCGGTGCCGACTACAGTCATGCTGTCATCCACTACCACACGGTAACCCTGGTAGGTGGCAAACATGGTGTTATTGTCGGCGTCACGCACAAAGTCAATAAGCTGTTGCTTGCGGGCCTGCGCATAAACGAAGCTGTGCATCGCAATAGCGCCGAGAACGTCACCGGACGCCCCCATCAAAGCGTCGCCCATGGTCTGGGTAGCGTCAATGAATGCGCCGGCGTCAAAGCCCAAAGTTGCGGACACGTCGATAACCATATCGTCTTGGGTATGATAGGCGTCGGTAGCCGCACGGTTGTCGTTGTACAGACCGAGTGCGGTTGCGATCAGACGACGCTGCGCCTGGCGCTGCCAGAAGTTGTCGAGACGATTCGCGACAGACTGCAGCGGGTTCTGGCTGGTCAGCTCAACGGTAAGATCCGCCTGGCCGAAACCTTCGTTCAGGTACGCTACGCGCGCCATCATCTCACCGGTCTGGACATTACGCGGGGTCGCGATGTCCTGATAAACGTCGTTCGAGTAGTTCGGCTCGATGGACGTATCGATCGCTTTCCAGAAAGGAATATTTGCGATGTTAGACGGGCCACGAGCGATCTCGGCAGCGTAGGGCGTTGGGGTTAAGATCCCGGATTCAAAGAACGCGGTTTTTTCTACCGGGTCTTCGGTCATATAGGACAGGATGACCGGTTCATTTCCGGTTACGATATCGCCGATAGTGGTAATAGCCATTATTTTTTCCTCTGGGCCTCAAGTTGCCGTTTAAATTCGGCTGGATCTGATTTACTGAACGCGATGCGTTCAGCGTCGTTCATTTCACTTAACGTTTTAGCGGCCCCGCCGCCTCGATTACCGGAGGCCCCGCCACCGGATGCAGCACTCGCCTTTAACAAATGGCTGAATGCTTTGTGTTCCCGCAAATGTTTGCGAAATTGTTCTGGGTCAGTAGTAATGACGTTACCATTAGCATCAAGGTATTTGGTCACTACGTCTTCGCCATCGAATTCGGTTCGCACGAACGGCGCCAGGATCTCGACGGCTTCCGGAGTAATGAAGTCTCCGGCAAAGGCGCCGATAGCCGCTTTACGCTCACTGCCAAGCACCCGGGCCGCAAGCGAATTATACCGTGCGTCTTTCTCTGCTAATACGGGCTCGTACTGACTACGAATCGTCTTCTCGAATTCGTCCATTTTACCAGCGGATTTTAAAGCCTCCTGGTGTTCGCGCTGCCGTAGTTCCTCGGCCTCTTTGGCCCTGCGCGACGCCTCTTTACTCTCATTGAGAAGTGCGTCACGGTTAGCTTTAAGCCCGGCTACTTCTTTAGCGATCAGCTCATCGACTTCTGCCTGGGTGTAGGTCTTTGGCGCGTCGCCACCGCCGCCACCCTGCGATCCATCATCGTGCTCATCCTGGTACGCGAAAAGGAAAGACTGTAAAAAACGATGCATAGTACGTAGACCCCTGGTCTTTATGAATCCGGGCCACCCGGATTTACATACGCTAAATATACAGGGCAGCGCAAGTATTAACAATATATCTGCAAATGTTGGTTGCAATATGTATGAGGCAATATTATAGTTAGGAAACCAACAACGAGAAGGGGTGTAATTATGAACATAGCCACTAAATACCGAAAATCCGGAAAGGTTGACCTGCGCCGCTTGAGGCGGTGCGCGCGAAGATTGAAGGCCGCATATTTTAAGCTCGACTTAGGTCGCAACGAAAACTGGATAACGAAGGCTGAACGGAGATTCGACCGATGAAACCAATGGCAAAGCGTAACCCGACGAAGTACCAGCAACGGCGCCGGGTATTTCTGGTCTATCTTCCGGTAGCGTGGGTGGCTATAGCCTTCGTCTGCTGGGGCCTGGCCTGGCTGATAAAAAACGCCCCGTTATAGGGGCGTTGTTACATTCCGGATCCAGTCCTGCAGCTGGTACACCTGTAGCCTTAACTTTCTCCCGCAATCCATGTTCTGCACGTCCGCATTGAGATCCGCGTCACTGTCCTTTTCCGCCGGCTGAAACTGGCACGGCTTCGCCATCATAGCCGGGGATGGCGTTGGCGTTATCGATGGCGCGTTGTTTAATCCGCACCCGCTCATCGTCAAAACTACAGCGCACACGATCAGGATTTTGCACATATTTAACCACCTCTCGGGTTATCACTACGGTTTTCGCGGCGCCGGCCTGTTCGGCTTCGGCGGCCTTCGTATCGTTTACCTGCTGCGCGGTTACCCGTTTCGCCAGTGTCGCCCGGGCCTTTTCTTCCTGCTGGGCTACCAGCTTCGCGCGGCCCTCATTCCAGCCGTTCCTGTACTGCCATTGGCCGTAAATAAACGCAACCAATAACCCGATACTAAGCGCTATACAGATATTTTTCAGCCCCATCGCTCCACCTTTACATTGCTGCCGTTGACTTCTCGCAAAATAAATGATACGATCAGCTTCGCTTTTGTGCGACGCCTCGCAAAGGCAGGCGCGCAACAAGCAATTGAAGTGATCGATTCAGCCCACCTCGTTATAACTCCTTGATTTTACTCACTTAATTTCGCCACTCGCAAACTAAAACGGCAGCAACCAACGAAATTAGCCTAAGTCCTTGATATTTATACTCGCAATTTGACTCGCAAAATTTTGCGAGTCTTGCGCGTCGCCGATACACGTAATTTATTACGAGTTCCCGGACAGGAATTTTGCAACGCGTTTATCGTTCTCCGCCATCTCGCGCAGGGTCAGCGGCCGGCCAAAGCCATCGACCGACGCAGCCCGGAATTCCTCTGCCGTCATACCGCTGTTACGGAAAATATTACCCCTGACCGGGCCGAGCGCCTCATCCTGGAACCATGCCGGCTGCATCTGCAGGAATTCGTAGTATGACGTGTCGGCGTCTACCTGCGTGCCTCCGTCGGCCCCTCGGGCCGCCCGCTTCCCGCCGACGTCAAGGAAGTCGAAATCGCTGCTGATCACCGGCGCGGTGGTCGTCCTGCAGTTCGGATGCAGCGGCGGCAGCGGCCCCTTGCCGACATCGTAAACCTTGCCATGCGCCAGGTTCCGGCAAATCGACGAGGTGCGCTTGTCCAGGGTCACTACCAGCTCGTAGCCTTCCACGATATCGTCGTTTTTCTGATATACGAGGTTTTTCGCTTCGGTCGATACATGGTTGATCGCGGTTCTAACCACCGTTGCCGCGTTGCGGTTTGACACGTCCGCCAGCCCGCCCGGGCCGACTACCTGGCGCACGATGTCGCGCGTCGTCATTCCCCGCACGAAGCCAGATTTAACGCCGGTCACCAGGCGGTTAATCTCGGTATCCTGCCAGCTGGTTAGCATGTCCTGGAAGTCTACCGGCTTACCTTCCAGCTGCAGCGGATTGAACTTAATGGCGGACCAGACTTGCTCGGGCGACGGAGCGGTGAAACTGGCGTTGACGTTTCCGGACAGTGTGTCCGTCGTCCAGTTGGTCTCGTACTCGGCCAGCTTCTGCAGGTCCTGCTGTAAGCGTTCCTCCCAGCCGCTGGAGATTGCGTATAGGATGTCCTCCAGGTCCTTTAGCATGGCCTGCAGACGACCGCGGGTGCGGCTCTCGTCCCCGAAGGCCAGCACCTTCTGTTTTACCTCGTCGCGCATCTGCTGGATGAACGGCTCCAGCTCGTTCACCTCATGCGAGGCGTTACGCTGGAGCCAGATCTGGTGGCTAATAAAGGCCGTTAAGACACTCATGCGCCCACCAACACTATCGCCAAAAGAACAATGGTTATGACGGCAGGAACTATAAGCACCACGTTAATCAAATGGGTCATTGTGCCTCCCCTTGCTGCTGCATATTAGCTGCCGATGGGATATCGCCGGTAACCGTCGTCGCCGTTCCGCGCGACGCGATCGGCTGGG